CGATAGCAAAGCGAACAGCATATGTCTTGTTGGCAGCGAAAGATTCACCAGCAACACCAGCGAATTTAGCCAAGGCAGGAGCGCTAGTGGTCGAAAGGGCAGAGCCAGCTCCACCAGTCAAACCGTTTCCAGCAGCAGCGGCAGAGATGCGAAGGTTGTTATTTCCGTCGTTTTCAAGGCCTGAGCCAGCCAGATCGCTTACGTTAACAGCAACCGAGTCAGCCGCAACAGTGATACCGTCGCCTGCACCAACTGCGAGTGCGGAGCCTGCGCCACCAGTCAAACCATTTCCGGCTACTGCAGCGGCAAGTTTATCAGCAGTTACAGATGCATCTGCCAATTTGGCAGTGCTGATTCCAAGATCTTTAACCCGGAGAGCGTTAGAAGCGGTTTCAATGGTAACACCGTCAGTGTCAACCTTGAGACCAGTTGCACTTGTGGAGATGTTACCGGCAGTTGAATCAGTGTTGAGTTTGACAGCAAGTTCGTTAGAGCCGGTGAATTTGAGAGTAGGGTTTGTAGCTTCGAGTTTGATGCGAAGCTGGCCAGCTGCGTCACCAGCGTTGGTGGACTCAAGACCACCAGTGGTAGCGAGGTCAAGGGTAATGGTCGAACCAGTAACGGTGACCATGTCGCCACCGATAAGGCTAGCAATCGGGTTATAGAATTCAAAGTTAATTGCATCAGTATCAATTGTCGATACTACGCCATACTGAACATAAATCCGACCAGCGTTTACTGTACCAAATTGTACAGGAACCCAAGCACCGTTAATTTCGTCGATAGGCGAAAGGGAGTCAAAATCAGTTGCACGAGTAGGGGCACCAGAGGCATTAACGATATAGATACCGTTCTGAGATGCGGTAGTTTGGTCTTTGATGAGGATTCGGTCGCCAGTTGCGAGTGTGATTCCGTCGATTACATCGCCGTTTTCAAAACTCGAAGCCAAATTTCCTGGTCCTGTTGTAGCAACACGGACAGCTTTCTTAGGAGCAAGGCCAAGAGCAACTGCGTCAACATAAGCTTTAGAAGCTGCTGCGCCAGCTGCGGATGGAGTAGAAGGAAGGCCGAGAACCTCGCCACCACCAACAAAGGTGATGTTTGCGCCGGAGTCCATAGTGGACCCGGATTTTGCTACCTTGGCATCCAATTGATCTTGAGCATTAGAAGTCAGGGTGCCGATATATTGGAATTCGGTGTTGCTTACAGAACCATCTGCCAACTTGGCAGCATCGATACCCGTAGCGATCTTGGCATTGGTGATACCAGCATCTTTGACACGGAGGACATCAGAGCTGATTTCGATAGTCGAGTTATCAACATTAACAGAGAGGTCGAGAGTTTCATCACCAGCTGGGTTGACAACAGTCTTAGAAAGACCGGCACCAGCTGTGATGGAGTTGTTCAGGTAGTCAGCTGTGGTGTCAGCAGAAGTAACTTTGACTCTACCATTACCCGTACTCAGTGCAGAGTCGATACCAGCCAAAGCGCCTTTCACGGTAGTGGCGGTTGGGGTAAAGTTGGTATAAGTGTTGTCATCACCGATAAGATCAGAACCAGTTGTGCCAGATGTTGCACCGAGTTCCGATTCCGTGAAATAGCGACCATCATGGGTATGGCTGTTTGTACCATCAGCAAAATCTGTGCCGTTTTGAAGGGCAATCAGGTTAAGCAGGATGGTTTTGGTAAGTGTGGCCGGGCTCGATGCGCCAATTTGGATAGAATCGGTCCAAAAAACATTGCCTGAAGCGGCAAAGTCAAACTGACGCTGTACGCCGTTAATAAGACGCGAAAGCTTACTCACTGTTACCATATTGACGTACCTTTAAAAATAAGAAAAGGTGATGGGAGTTATGGAGGTTATTTTACCATTTACCACAACACCTTCCTTCTCACCGTATGGTACGCACTTTTGGCGTAGATTCAGGCTTTCTCTTTCTTGGGGCGACCACGTTTTTTCTTAACCGTTACAGGAGTTTGCTCTTCCTTAAGGCTCAGGTCAGCAGCATCCTGATCGTCAGCTTCGACATTCTTTGTTTTTAATATTGGTGGCGGCATTCCAGCTGGATGAAGGTTATATTGCAGGTATATATCCATTCCGTAGATTTGCAGTACCTTTTGGCATTCGATAACACAATTGCGAACCTTTTCAGAAACCAAATTGCCAATCTTTTGGCTAAGTTCTTCAATCTCTGCGTCAGAAAAGTTATTGAGATCAACGCTACGTTTGCGCTCGGACAGTGGTACGCTTGTCATAAGGACTCCTGTGGTGTGCTTTATAGTGCATAATATGCTTTATATGGACAATTATCAAGTACACTGTCATAAATAAAAAACTTGTCATAAGCAACCCTTATGACAAGTTACAGAGAAAACACCAGTCTTTCCTGGTCGTCAGTGCCGCTAATTTTCTGCACACGCCACAACAGTTAACGATTGCTGCTCGGCACCACTTCAGGTGCGTGAAACGGGTCTTAGGCACCCGATATTCCCATTTTAAGTGCCAGGTGCCGGTCGCTACTCCGACTATAGCCTTGGTGATTTATCAGAATTAGAGCTGGCCAACAACATAAAGATTCACGAGAAGGTCTTTGTTGGCTGGTGTGGTGGCATTTTTGGCAATAACACCGACCTTAATAATGAAATCACCTGCAGCAAATCCATCTCCGTTACCGATGGATGGATATGTGCTTGTCAGAGTTCCTGCAGGTGTGATGAAAACTGCCGAACCAAAGGCTAAGCCAGTGGTTATATTGGTGATTATGCCATTCATTATGATAGTACCAGACGAGGCATTGGGAATGTCTGTCGCCGCAACCCCAACAGCAGCTAATGCATTGGCATCCACAGTCACATCAACAAGCTGAAGTTCGCCACTTGAGTTAATAGATACCGGCGTACCCTTGGTGATAGTGGACCCGGTATTGTTCTTGAGTGGAATCCCTGTCGCTGCAGCCGACAAGCCGCCATTCAAAAGAGCGATGATGTTGGTTTGAACATTCGATTGATTAACGAATATCACTTCATTGGAGTTGTTAACCCAAATCCCGTTGTTGCCATTTGGGATGGGGTTAGAAGCTTGAGGTTGGAAAATTATTCCTTTTGCCATACATATTACCTAGTTAGAGGATTAATCCATCAACTTGGAAATCACCAAGAACATGCAGTTGTGTACCAACCGGGCCATTGATTGTAACTGGATTGCTCATGGTTGTTGTAATCGTCGGACCAGCGTTGTACGCAGTCTGAAGAGTTGCACCTCCACCAGCGCCCGGGAAGTATGCTGTATCTCTGATGCTAATTCGGAATACTAGCTCGTCGGTGATCTCTAAATCTCTTTGGATCTGAATCACAGAACTAAGCGTACCAATAGTACCAACTTCTGTCCAATCAACAGTTGGTGTGAGTAATACGCCATTAAGGTATATCTGCAACAACCCATCACCAACTCGATACTCTTGAGTAGTATTTGAGTCTCTCGAGTCAAGAGGTAGGGTAATGTTCGTGCCGGACGTTACCGGTCCAGTGATTTCATTGTCATTTGCCGGAGCGCCTGACACGACAGTCATCAACTCTTCGTAAACATTGTCGTTAATACTGTCTAGGTACGGGTTCAAGACAACTTCGGTAGCCGTAGTTGCCCAACCAATAACAAACACAGTTGAGCCAATCAATGTTGGAGGCGATGAAGTACCGAGACCCGGGGTTTCACTAAGGAAGACACGCTTGCCGATAGTGAATGGACCACCATTAACAGTTGCCTTACCTATGAGCTGGATCTTGCCTTGAGTTCCAGTCAAGATATTCTCAACAGAGACGCCAACCGTACCTTCAGACAAGGCGAGTGTGGTTGCATCAGCTAAGGTCATTTCACCAGCGGCTGAGGTGCTGACAATCACAAGTTGGCCGATAGTAATAGTCGATCCGGTGTTGTTGGTCAATGTGACGTACACACCAGTATATCGATCAAATGAATCAACATACCCTTTTGTGGCTGCATCAGTAAGTGCAGCCGGAGTAGCGAGTCCGGTTATCCTGTTATTACCCATTGGGAGATTGGCTGTCATAGACAAAGACCCATCTCTTGGTAGATAGTCAGACAAGTATCCAGCCACCGTATCGAGCTGCGCCTTGGTGACAGCGTCTTGAGCGGATGTACCGTCTGCAAGGCCTGTTATCTTAAAACCACCCCACGATATGTGTGCAGTTGGCGTACCAAGAGCATCTCCATCTTTCCTGATAAATCCATGGGATAGATCAATTGGACTAGACACACCGCGCTTCCAAATCAAGTGATTGGTCGCATCAAGCCAGAATCCATAATCAGTTGCCTGCAACGGATCGGATGCGGATGGTGTGAGTGTCAGGCCAGTTGGGTCAATTACGCCAGTTACAGTCATATCACCGTTGACAACAAGGAGCTTACCAGTACCATTGATGGTGACCGGAGTTCCTGGCGAGGTGTTGATAATCGGACCAGCCAAATAGGCGGCCTGAAGTGTTGTCCCGCCATTGGCGTTCACGATGTACTGACCACCATTCGAGTCTATGCGGTACACAACAATATCGGTTAGCTCAAGCGTTCTGAGCCAAGTAATGATGTTCGAGTTGGTATTAGCTGCACCAAACTCGTTATAATCTTCACCGCGAGTCATTAACTCGCCATTAAGGTAGACCTCAAGAGTTCTATCACCAACCAGATAGTATCTAATTGTTTGTGCAGTGACTCTATCCAGGTTTCCTGATGCTGTCGATGTGGCTGATGCCGTAGCTGTATAACTGAAGGTATTTGGCGTTAAAACTGTACATGCCACACCAGTTACTGACAAATCAACAGCCGAGATGCCGCCGATCGCAGAACCAGTTGTCACAGTTACCAGATCACCAGTACTGAGGCCGTGATTGATCTTGGTTACGGTTACAGTTGAGAAACCGTTGATAACCGACGCCACAAGCGTGGTGCCGATAACTTTTTTGGAGTCTTTTGGCAGAGTTACGTTAGCTGGAGGCGACAAAAGCTGCGCGGCTTGGTTGTTGCCGCTTGGCGAAGAGACGATATAAACAGTTTCTTCATAAACATTACCTTCAATGTTAGTCAGAAGCTTAACATCGCCATCCGAAGTCCTTTGATACATGAATCCGTCAACCGACGAGGCCCAAATTGACGTATGATTAGGTGACGGAGAAACTATGCTTGCCTGCTGAGTGAAGTCAGCCGCCGTATCTAAGAAAGCAGTGCCAGTCACTTCCAGCGAGTCATCGGTCTTAAGAAGGTTAGCAGATGGGCGATAGAGATTGGTATCTCCACCCCAAGTAATACCGGAGTCATTGGATGGTCCAAGATAGAGCATACGCCATTGCAAAAGTGACGTACCAATATCATAAAGATCGTCAACGCCCGGGATCATAGATCCAGTAATGCTTGTATTACCAACAACTGAGAAAGTCGTACCATCCCATGTCAGGTTGGCAGAGAAGTTCAATGTAGAGTCAACACCAGCCGGACCAGCATTGTCATTGTTGACGAACGGGATTCGAGTCGCGAGCATATTTGTGGAATGAGCTGTTGGCACGATTCCATAAGACGCAACAGGGGTCAGGGTTGGTTTGGTGGCGACACCTTTAGCCTGGAACATCCAAGATGTGTAACCAGTCAGGTTGCCATCGGCACCAGTTACCTTGAACGCCCATTCGCTCTTGAATGATTTCGGAGGTGTGGTCGAAGATGATGCAGTGGATGTTGCTGTAGCCGCAGTTCTGAGTATCAGGGTAGAGCCGGATACTTGAGCTTCACCAGCAGATGCAGGAGCACCGGCTACAATGGTATACTCACCACCGATTTCACCAGCAGTGATGCCGCCGATACCGAGTGCAGCCGAGATACCGATTACATCGCCAACCGAATAAGTTGGAGCTGAACCGAAGGTTACGACTATATCAGGCGTACCAGAGCTTGAGCTAAAGGAAACGCCAGTCTGTGTGTCATCAGCCACCTCCAGGCCCGCATTATACCCGCCATTAAGAGCATTACCAACTCCAAGGGTTATGAGCTTATCTTCGGACTGGATTTGAGAAACCTGGGCAGCAACCGTGTTACCCGCGACAATAAGGTCGCCTGGGATGTACGTGGTTGAACTTGCTCCACCAACCGTGAGGGTTTTTTGTCCCATGTTTGGTAAAAACGATACATCAGCTGCTGCATCCAGAGTGATTGAATCATCTGCGATTCTAAAGGTTCTGATACCTGCAACGCCGAGGTTTTTGTCGTAGAAGTAGTTTGCGACATCTGTGTCAATTTGACCCTGTATCGTTGGATGAATAAACAGAGCGGAGGTAACCGGTCTGCCAGTCAACTTAACATCACCCTGAATCTCAAGGTGATTGTTGATATACTTACCATAGGAATCTAATACAGAGCCATCAGAGAACAAGAGCGCTGCATTACCACCAACCGTGATACGGCGAGCCAAGAGGAAAATATCTTTGTCATCAAAGGTTCTTGCTGGTGTAGTTGCAGCTGGACGGATTTCCCAACGGTTGCTAAGTGTATCCGTATTATCGAGATCGTCTGTCGAGTTTGTAACAGATCCGTTTGTGAGCGTGCCGCCAGTTGTGTCAGATAGACGCACCCACAACTGATCACCTACATTCATGAGGCCGACAGGCGCATTGATGGTGTAGGTGAGTAGAGCACCGCTATTGTCAGATGCAGGAGTTGGAGTCTCAATGGTATTGTCACGCTTGAATCGACGAATCGTAACAAGGGTAGTTGTAGCACCACTCTTAAGAGAGTAACCGTTAGTGCCATCATAAACCGAGTCGTACGCATGCTCAATTATACAATCATTACCGCCACCTTGATTACCCTTAGACCATGTAGCGTCAAGTGCAGTTACCTCTTCTCCTTGATCCATAGTTCCATAACCACGAAGGAAGAAAAGGTTGCCTTGGCGACGACCGAGCCAATAATAATCAACATGCTGGTATAGATACGTATTTGTAACAGTGTCAGCAAACAAATCTGCGTCAGAATAGCGCGACCTGAAATACCTTAATGGTTCGGTGGAAGCCCCACCAACAATACCCAAGGTTGGGTCGGTCAGGTTTTCAACCTCAAGGGCAACAACAGCTGAGGTAGCTATAAGGTTCTGGTCGGCATCATTCGCGATGTTATAGAGAGTCGAGCCATCCCACATCTTTGTGACGCGGTAGTATCGACCATAACCCTCTGATTCTTTTCTGATATAATCGCCAATTGCGATCCCAGTAAAGTCACCGGCATTACCAGAAACAGCCTTATTTGCTGTGAATGAGAGATAGCTTGAGTTATCAGCCCATTTAACATCAGCACCAGATCCCTTGGCTATCTCTCTTTCGAGCTTGAGGTATACGTTACCGCCATCAATTGGAGCCGGAGATGTAAAACGAACACCTGCAGGTGTATAGTTTCGCTTGGTACCTACAGCATAGGTTCCACCCAAATGCCATTCAAGGTTTGAATAATTGGACTTCCATCGGATAAGACCAGAGTGTACTTGTCCGGTAACTCCATTTACAGCCACAGATCCTTCACCAGCGAGCCTATATGTCCCGCCGACGCTCTTCCATTTGAATGCAGATGTCGAGCTTGGTTGCAGATTGTGGCCAAGCGCATCAAAAAAGATTTGATTTATCGAAGTGCCGGGAATTGGGGCTGATGATGCTCCGGATAGATACCAGATAGACGAACCCGACAACTCGGCAAACCGAGTCATAACGGCATCAGCCCAGTCCTTGAATGATTTGAAGGCTTTGTCGTTAATTGAGCCTGATGCGTCTTTTTCACGCCAAGGGCTGTCGGGCGCATCACCAACACCAGTTCCACTCGGAACAGGCTCGGCCCTTGTGGCAGACCAATTGTATTTATTAAGTGGATCTGGTGTAGTTCCGCCAGTACCGAGTCGATAAAGAAGTGGGCGACAATCGATCATACTAACGATGGCACTGGCCGAAGTTTGAGCTCTTAAAAGAGGAATAGCTCCGTCAGAAAAACCGGTCGTATTTACGGATATATTGAGTTCAATCTGAGCCTCAAAATTGATAGCTGCAGAGAATTCAGTACCCGATACATCATCGCCAGCAAGAGCCAATGGGTCCCACACGCCGCGGTTGACTGGGTTCTTTGTGACACTTTTGAATACAGCCTCGACAAAGACGTTGGTCTGATCGGCAGGTAAATCGACGGACAGGTCAGCATCATCAGATAGACCGGTATAAAAACTACCAACTGAATCAAGTGGGTTGAATACGACGGAGTTGGCAACGGATATTTGAATGTTGAGACCAGTCTTACCGACAACTTGAAATCCACGAATCACATAAGCTTTATCAGCGCCAGAGAAAACGGATATGATTGTACGCAAATCAAATGCGGAAAAAGATTCCATGGCCAAAAGGTCTGGCAAATCAAGACGTTGCTGACCTGTAAAATTGACGCGGCTCAAAACTGCCATTATGACACCTTTGGATTTGAAATAGTATCGAGGCTTACCTGATTTTAGCACCCGAGGCGCCCGAAATCAATGATCAATCGAACGGAACGATACCTAGGTCGTCATTCCTAAGATTCGGCAAAATTATGTCTGATTCCACAAAGATACCCGACGCCACAAGAAGCCTGATCAGAGCGAACAGGGTATTTCTGGCTGCGGTTGTTCCTGTAATGTAAACTGGATAATCAGCGCCATCAACAGACGGAGCGTAGGCTGAGTTAGCGTGTATATATTGAACATTCGCGCCAACTGCATGAGCTTTTTTGAACCTATAAGCCGGATCGATAAGGATTTGGCCAGAGGTTGTGTTATCGATCACAGCAAAGTATCTGATCGGGCCTTCGAGATTGTCGTTGCCATAATCTAAAACAATTTGACCTGACGACGGGAAGGCTTTGCCTGATGGTATGGTAGTTCTATCTACCTTAAGAAGTGTGAGGTTATCACCCTTTAGGACGTTATCAGTCAGCTTGACTATATACTGAGACACGGTAAAGGCAGTTTGAGAGCCAACCGGATCAAAAATGAAAGAGCCAATGTAATCAGGATTTTGTGATGCGCTATAGGATATGAAGACACCCTTCAGATCCGCAAAAACCCGCTCTTGATTATAGGGGCTTGTTTTATCCAAGCGATAGTTCACTGTGCCACCAAAATACCCAGATCTTCTCCCCGATATCCCGGTGATGACGGTTCCGGTTCCACCCGGCCCTTGACCAAGAGAGAAATTGACTGTCGAGCCTGTGGCCGAGGTGACAGTCAATAGTGTGTATCGGAGTATACCAGCAAAATACGGATCGACATCAGTACCAAGTGACGTACTTAATCGAAATGTAGTTCCAGGTGTTAGGCCGGTTGCTATCCTGGCCGATGAGGATGGAAATTGTAGATAAAAATCCGCACCATCAGGCTGGAAGTCGGTATAACGAATCACATCACACGGCGCTGTTGGAATAGCCGCTAGAGCGGCCCAACCTATTCCATCGAATACCTTCGGAACACCGGATGTATCCTTCATTGTGAACTTAATATTATTCTTATCAAGAACAGCCTTTGTGACATGCTCCGAATTCAAATCAGACGAAGTTATATTACTGATGCCAATTGCCGAGTCAATCGTAAACCCCCAACCCTTTTGAAGGCCGTGAGGGTACGGAAAAGTCATCTTATACTCATCAGAATCGATCGAGCCATAGATAGGGTCAGTGCTTACGTTTGTACTGGATGTATATGGAAATACAGCATAATCATCATTACCGGTTTCCATGAGGTACGTCGGAGTGACGGTATCAGTGTCAACAAGTATTGTTTTATAGTGTTTGAGCTTGAAGTCGTATCTCTGATACGGATTACTCAACACAAACTGATTATCCTGATTGGGTACAGCTCCAGTAGAACCAGTGCTTATTTGTACCGAGCTCCTGGTGAAATCAATAACTTTATACTCACCGCCTCGCAGATGTGCGGACCCAGAAAGGAAGCGTCTTGCCAATGGGGGTACAGCTGGGACAGTGATGGTAATTGTCTGATCGGTTGTTTCAGAGCTGAGTGCATACTCATCTCTATCAAAAATGGTGATATTGCGGTTTTCGGTAAAGACAATATTTGTTGTCATGTTCTGCGTCAATACGGCAGACACATAATCAAAGCGATCATTCCGGATAATGAAATAATCATAACCAGAGTCAACAACAGTATACGAACCATTCAGAAGAGAAAAATCTGCTACTCCGTCAACTAGGCCGCGTATAGTAACCACATCATCTTTTTTTGCTAGGTAGACTTTAGGGTTAGTACCGAGGCCGTTCCAAGTGAACTTCACCTCGTCATTAAGAAGAGATGTTCTTGTGATATTCCAAGTTGTTCCCGTGGTGTTTTCGGTTGCTAATACATTCGGGAACTTCAATATATTTTGAAGCGTTCCACCAGATACCCTAATAAAGGCACCAGATCCTGGGGTATTGCTTGATATCCTTACAAAATCAAGACCAACCGCTCGATCGGTAACCGCCTGAGCAAGGACGATGGACTGGGACGAGTTTATAATAGCAGCTAACTCTTGAGCAGAGACACTTGTGATGTCGGAAACCTGATTAGCCAGAACAGACAGATCCACGGACCCGGATTCGGTCGTGACAACCAAATCATCCCCATCGGCCAAAGAGTAAGGGCTGTATATACTTGATTCAATTGACGGTTTTGTTCTTTCAGATCCGTAGAAAGCCTGAATCAGCTCGTTTATACTGATGCGAACCTGCTTTGGATTGGATACCATGATAGGCACCAAAACACGATAGGCTCTCAGGTCGAGACCAGAGTTGGCAGGCATCGTGAAACCCTGCTCTTCTCCAAGCTGGACCAGATATTTTCCGTTTGCAGTGGATAAGAAAAGGTTATCAATACAGGCCTGCACCTGGGCCTCAGCCTTAGCGTTTGACGAGTTGATAGCCTTCAAAAGAGCGGGCAAATTCTTCCCAAGCACTTCAAGGAAGTGTTGGGGGACGAATCTCTCAATTCGGGCACTAAGATTTGTATTATCCGTCATAGCGATTGCCCTTTGATAAATTCTCTTTGGCCCATAATGGCTGTAAATTAGTAAAATGACACGCCTTTAAAAGCTCGACCGGATCGGAAAGATCGAACAAACTTAATGGCTTGATATGATCAATATGCCAACCGGACAGACCGTAGTTCTCCCAACCCATCCCATCCTTAAATTTAGACTCAATATGCTTTTTAAGATCCGTCACGCTGCAGCCAATAAGCTCTTTAGTCGGCATCTGCTTTTCGACATCTTGCTCTATTAAAGCTTTATAAATACGACACCTACAAACACCTATCAATCTAAACTGCTCATCCGATCGCCTTCTGTTGATCATATATTGATTATTTAAAGGCTTGCGTTTTTCTCTGTTTTTCTCTTTATACACAGCATCAGCGATCTTCTTTTTTTCAGGATTGTTTTTCCTATAGTTCTTAGCTCGTTGCTTAGCTGGTTCTGGATTCTCTTTGTATTTATCCTTTTTTCTTTTTGATATTCTATCTTTACCTTTTTGGTACTTTTCCTTGTCGCGATCTTTGTATTTTTCTGGATTTTTCAACCTTAAATGTTTGCTATAACATTTTGAGCACAAACCTATGCATCGGATTTTACCTCCGCATGATTCAGTGCTACAAACCTTACCAATCCACTTAGCCAATTGAGATATCCTTTGTGATGCTTAAGATAAACGCCTTCTCTTGGTCGGCCACCACTATCTTACCATCATCGGCTACTGGCAGTGTAGAAAGAACTTGCACACTAAACACGCCGGGCAAACTCTGAACAACCCTGATGATTTCAGATAAGACCACATCTTTACCGACACCAAGAGAATTGACGTAGTCAGCAATCGAAGCCTTGACCAGGTCAGAAATACTGTTCAGCGTCACACCATCTTTTGGACTTACCGACAAACTAATACTAATCGACTTAATCAACGGAGTTTGAACTTCAACAACCGCACCCGCCGCTTTGACACCTGGATACAAGACGGTGTTCTGAGGTAGGCCGTCGATGATCCTATGGGCAAGCTGGACAGGACCAGCATGAGTCTTGTAGCCATCTATACCGATATAGGTCTGCTCATTGAACCCGATCTTATTGATAGACGCAATCGACGTACCAAACGAAGCAGAAATCTTCTGTGTATTAATCTTTGGAACCAAAAAGAGCGTGGAGTTCTCAGCATTCTGCGGATCAACAGCTTGACCAGCGACGAGCCTGAACACACTAAATGGTGTACCTTCAGTGAAACCAATTGAAGATGCGTTGTTACCTACGACAAACTGGCTTACCGGGTTATTGGATGAATCTGTGACCGCAACTGGAGCAGAGACAAAATCAAAATCAATAAAAGGACATACCTCGTTGTTGTCATATGTCCCGCTTGCGGTTGTATGTGGCAACGATGCTCCGGTATAGTCGATAGCCTGCAGACCAATCCCAGTAATCTTAAACGATCCAAAGAAGCTCGAGTTAAACCACTGAGCCGAATCAGACGGCGTAGATATCCTAAGGAGATCGCCAATTTTAACCGAGTCACCGGATATGATTCTGAGTTGGCGACCAACACCATCCTCAAGAGGGCCTACTCGCCAAATCCTATCACCATTGGTTGGGTCCACGAGTTCGTCTTTCCCGCCATTTGGATTGTGAACAATCAAGTGGTTTCTACCGTTATGAGCAACTATCCTCATGATACCTTGATTGGCCGGATCAAAGCCATTACCGAATACAGCGTAATCATCAGTCGAAACTGACATAGTATCAAGCAGCATTGTGTCCGTAGATTCAGCAGAAGAGTTCTGCAGCCAAACCGACATCATACCACCACCGAGAGTTTTTACCAAATAATACGCCTTATTATTATTCACAAGTGCGTCAAACTTGGCACCTTCAGCATGGTTGGTTCGGATGTTCTTTTCGTTCCAAACAGCTGGTAAGAACACGAGCTCTCTCGACCCGACAGCTGCAGTGTCAGCTAAAACAGTCGCGCCAAAGCTTGTTATGTTTGGCGCAATTATGACGATATTACTGTCATCAATCACATGGACAACAGGATAACCAAGGTATTCTGGGTTTGAACTATCGGTGCGACCAGTAGCTGGTATTGGCTTGCACTTCACATCAATAGGGAATGGGCTTGTTGGCTGAACATACATCATATCGCCGACGCGAGCTGAGAGTTTACCGCTGCCAACCACACCCGAGCCAATTGCTGAAGTTACTTGCACAAGTCCGCCACCGAGCGAGGTGAGTGTGATGATGTTGCCATCATCAAGCGGTTCGGTCTGGCTAATTCCCTGACCGTTTCGAAGGAAGATGAGCCGACCAGAATTGGCATTAACCCTGATGTACTTTAGCGAGTTCGTTGCCCGGAAGTAGTTGTTAATATTGGTAGTATTAGCTGATGTAATGCTGGCTCCGGTTGGCATGTTTCTGTAAGCTCTGAGGATTTCAGACGCGATAGAATTTGTTACTCTGACTACAGAGTTGCGCATGATTGACCGAGCATCCGCGTTAAGAATCGTTACCTTGGATGCGTCACCGTCGGTTGAGCCGTTGCCTATTACAGCCGACACAACAGAGTTTGCAGCAACACCAGTCACATTGACCGCGCCGTTAGAGCCGTCTTCCCTAGATGCCAGGGATATGGAGTTATCTCCGTTCACCCGCTCAATTGCAGCCAAGATGTTAAGCGATGAAGACGCCTTGAAAGCCAACCAAGAAGCTAGCGTTTTGGTGTTCGATGGAACAATCAGCACCTCTTCATTGATAGGCGTGTAGGTCGTTCCAAGAGCATCTGTGGTCGTTGGGAATATAGACTCCACCGTCTGAACAGTTGCCTTAATATTGTTCAAAAGAGGGTTGGAGCTGTCATACTGCCATATACTAGCACCACCAGAAAATTTGGTGGAGAAGGAATGATGATTGAAAGCCCCTGACATATCCGATCCAGTGTACGCCGACGAAGCTGGGTAAACTATGTAAGTTGGGTGAGCTATCGGACTCGTGAGAATGTTTGTACCGATCGCCTCACCAGTTGCCACAGGTGCATTTGGATAGTATGCCGTAATGGCGGTTGCCAAATCAGCCAAAGTCTTTGGTAACAAAGCCCACGATTTGATAGGAGCCGTTCCAGCATCATACATCGCCGAAGGAGCAAGACCACCGGAACCGGGAGCTTTGATTGTAACCGATCCGCCAGTGATCGAGTTAAGCGAACCATTGATTGACGATGTAGCCGATGCACCTGCTACATATGTGAATGTGTTCGCATTCAAGACTGTGATCTCGGTTGCGGCCTGGCTCAAATCGATTGCTGATATTCCACCGATAGCAGAACTAGCAGAAATCGTAACCAAATCGCCGGTTTGATATCCGTGCGATGGTTGAGTTACGGTTACAGTTGGGGAGCCGTTAGTCACAGCTGCTGTAACGGCAGTGTAGCTTCCGTAAGTTGATGCTATGATTTCATATGAGCCAGCCAAATTTGAACCGGCGATGTTAAGTACATTACCGGCAACATATTCGCTTCCAGAATTTATCGATGGAGCAGATATGCGCCAATCATACAGAGTACCAGACGCAGTTGCTGTTACTTTGTACGAACCAGATGTAACACCCGAACCAGCAATGAGTGTCTGGCTTGGCAGGGTTACGATTAAATTGAGACAGCCCTCATTCCCAGAGAAATTGTTTAGGTGTGTTATCGAAAAGTCCGCCAAATTAGGCGCTTCAGGCAAACGTATTGAAAGACGGAGTCTTGCGGCGGCACCGTACTCAACAGACCGTAGGATCAAAGCTCTATCGGACACATCTTCACGATAAAGACCAACTGATTTAGTGAGTATATTGAAATCACGGAAGTCAAAATCTTTATAAACAGATGTCGAATCAAAGAAAGCTTTATCCGAATCCTCTGGGTCCTTAAGTCTGAACGAAATCACCTGCCCCATACCAGAACCAGTGATGGCGTCGATATCAAGGATTTTAGCTAGCTTTGCCATACTGATAGCAACGGTTCTGTCAGTTGCGTTCAGGTCCATTTCCACCACCAACCTGTCATGATTGTTTAGTGGTATGTCACGAAGGCGCAGACCGTAATTCGAGTATCGATTGAGGTTTGATGCCGATGTTTGCTCAGTATCAGAAGTGCCAAGGGCTCTGATAACATCGCCGCCACGAAGGATACCAGTAAACGGTGCAGTTGTTTGGTTGTTATATACACGGCCAACTATACCAGATTGACGGCCAGTAAGCCACAGATGTTGGAATCCTTCTGGATAGCTTGTCACAAAGGAAGGAGCGTTGATTGTTGGATCAGGTAGTGTATCCAGTACATCAACAAAGGTCTTATCGACCGACAAATATGTTCTTGTTGGGTAACCAGATGATGCAGAGGTTGGCAGCGACACCGACTGAACAACGGGGAACCCGCCTTGGGTATAGCCAGAGATCGAGTTACCTGTATGAGATTGAATACTTGTGTCAATAGCAGCCTCAAGCATTGCTTTAGCATTGCCGACAACCGCCAAGACAGCGACTGTACCATCCTGGAAGTTATTAGTTCTGATTTGAAATTGCTGAGGACTAAGTTTAACCGCAGTTCCGCCAGCTATATTGTCATTAATCATGCTGACTATCTGATCGATACTAACCGCGGATACAGCGTTTCCAAAATCAACAAGCTGTGGCGTAGCTGTTGACAAGAAAACATTGACCATAAACAAAGTTAGGTCTTGTGGAATACCAAGTAGGGGTGACCAATCGGCATATTGAACAGCCGACACTTCAAATTCTACCCACGTATCAGCCAGATAAGTCACTGTCGTGAGAGTGCCAGAAGCGGAAGATGTTGCGGCAGCTAAGGCCCTGAATTTATAAATATTTGTAGAAATAACCTCTATCGCGGCCGAAGTCACACTAAGGTTAGCACCAGAGATACCTCCGATAGCTGCAGCCGTGGTTACGCTTATCTCAGCACCTGTAGAAAAGCCATGAGCAGTCTGTGTCACAGTGACTATGTTAGTCCCGATCGAGTCAAGAGTACCACCAGTAGTTGAGGTGGCAGTAGCCAGCGCAGTGTACTGATATGTATTAGGACTAAGGACAATAATTGGCGCATCGGTAACAGACAAGTTTGCAGATGAAATACCGCCGATCGCAGTCGTGGTTGTTACGGTTATAAGATCACCCGTCTTGAGACCATGCGAAGTTGATGTAACTTTGACAATATTGAGATCTTTGGTAACAGAAGCTGTTACGCCTGAAAAAAGCTGTGTCGAGGCTGACAAAGTATTGAACACTTGGTTTGTCGAGTAAAGACCATTACCCTTACGTTTGATCCTATAGAAACCCTCAACATTAGCTCCCCAACCTGGGACCGCCGACACGTCTTTGATCAGATAAAGCCAATCGTTTGTTTTTGCATGCAAAAAGACATCGGGTACATTGACCGTTGCTCTTATGACGTGCTTGGCATTTGTTGGGTCTGGTTCGGTTGGTGTGAATTGAGATCCAGCTGGAACAGCAACCGAACGCAAGGCAAACTCACCATCGAAAGCCACAACAAACCGAGAGTTACCTACAGTTGTCAAACTTGGGGCCAAGGACACTAAACCGGAGGTGGTTTTGATTGAGTTAATGTGTGCTCTTGTTGCCCTAAGGCCAACCTCGATAATATCACCAGCAGCTGGCTTGGATAAGAGATTTATCTCGCCAGTAAACCTGTTGAATTTATAATCTTTTGAGGACCCTCTATCAGAAAGCTTACCGCCCGAGGCTGCCGAAGTCCACATACCGGTCACGTCATTGATCCACCCAGCCGGCGATCCGTCAGCTTTGGTTTCAAGAATCTCAAGATATCCGCCCGAAGAGAAGTCCTGCCAGCTACTCCAGACCAATACAGATCCGGATACCGTGAACTTAACGCCAGCTAATTTGGTAGAGAGTACCTCAGCCCACTGATTGATAGTTGCTGATGAAATGGTTGTGCCATATGGCAAAAAGTCAGTGTTTGATACACTGAACTCCTGAATAACCCCGTCAACATTGACACGAACATCGGTCATATCAAGAGCGGAGAGATTCCAGGAGTTCTTAGTTCTAGTTTCAAGTGTTGCTGTTTTACCTCTAAAGGATAGTAGCTCAGAATTCTTATAAACAAAGATTGGCCGCACTACGGCTAGTGGAATGCCCAAAATCTCTTGAAGGTTACCCGCTGTAACATACATCACCTCTGCTGTACCAGACAAATCTGTCATGACAAGTCTAGTGCCGTTGTCGATAGTCCTGAAGCCAACTATGTTAGATTGGCTATTCAGATCACGAGCGATTTCGTAAGCAGTAGCCGAGATTAAGTTTGTATAATTTGACGGGGTGATTGAATAGGTCTCCACAACCTCATCAACATGCACAGTAAGTGTGAGTCCATTTGTCAAAGAGAATGGGCCAAAGTTAGCTCCCTCAATTGTTGCCGGAGTAATAGGGAACTGAGCAGTCCTAAACCTTGTCTCTTGACCTGCAGCATTCTGAATAAGGATTTCGTATGGCTGCTTACCAAAGCTTGGTTCTAGACCTGTATTGTCATCAATATAGACTCTGGCAACATCTCCTGGCTCAACCGGCTCTAAGATAACTGCCGACTGTATCGTACGTCCTGAGGTCGAATCCGTGGCTCCCTGAATGGCCGCCAAAATAGCAGATCTTGTACCCCTTGAGAGTGTAGATGGGTAAGCCTTAATGCGCTGACGGAGATCCTCGTCAGACTCAGTATTCTTACCGCTTCTAAATGACGTATCATTTGTAACAGTAGCTCCAGGAAATGGAGCATTCAAGAAAACTTTGATTGATCCCGCTAATGCATTACCAACACCGCCAAACTGAGTACACGCCACATTGACAGTACCTTCAGCTTCACCATCTGGAATCAAAATATCGGACACAGTTGTGAACGAAACAGCTGGAGTCTCGCTATTAGCTGGAACCTGAACCACAGTACCAGCTGGTACAATTCTGTCACCGCCTTGAGCATAGACAACAAGATCAGACTGAAGGTGGTTTTTGGTCAAAGATGTGGACAAGGTCATTGTCCAGAATGACCCAGAGTTGACCAAAGAGGAATACGCAATCGGACCCTCAAACCTATCAATAGTTCCACGACCTATGTAAATTTGGCCGGTTGGGGGGAAAGAATCAGCCTTCTCGAGATAGAGAATAGATGAACCAGAGAATGGTGCTGGTTTGCCTGCATAGAGCTTTGAACTGATCTTTTTAAAAGAAGATCCGATAATCACAGGACCAATAGCCTGAGAGGCTGGCTTTCTTCCGTACCCACCAATAGTGTTAGGTAACCGAATAGCTTCAGCTTTTTTATCCAAAGAGCTACCAACCAAAGACTCAAGAGCACTATTCTCGAGAATTTTGAGAGCTGATACCTCTATCTCAAATTGACTCTGTGCGATAGCCTCAAGCAATGTCATAACATCGCTACCAGCAGCAATTGTAGAAATATCAGTCGAAACAAGGAGTTCCCTGACTAATTCACCTAAAATCTGGTCTGGACTTCGCAATGTTATCGTATTTGCCATTTATATTAGCCCCTTAGGGTTATTCTTAAGTCATTTTATACCAGTAACCATGAACAATCAATGATGAATCCTGATATAGTGCACAACAAAAGTGAATACTATATGTAATAGGGGGGATCTACATTTTAGATTTGGTTCTACATAGGGGTATCCTATATAGGGACTAAGAATAACGTGAATACTATATGTAATAGGGGGGATAAGGTATCTTAACTGATGAAACTCAGAGGAATGGGTTGATTCATTCCTTGTATTGTCACCAGTAGACTTAGGGATATTCCAGTTGGTGTTGTTGATACCCTACTGATAACGACATTATTAAATCTTGGATCGCTTAATAGTGTCTCTCTCAAGAGTTCCCCAAAGATCAAAGCCTCGTCATTAGTCCCAAAGAACATATTGCCAATATTTGCAGTTACTCCAAATTCAGGATGAAACGGAAGCTCTCCTTTAGTAGTTTTGAGCGCATAGAGTACTGCCTGTTTGACAGCAGGGTATCCTGCTGCTTTCTTGAAATTACCACTAGAGTCTATGATGAAGTCATTTGTGGTCATATCTCTGGCTATATCTATGCCAAAGTTGATAAAAGCTCTTTCAAGTCGCCTAAGATCGTCATTACTAGGTGTTGGTGCTGGTCTTGTTGTAAAACCAGCTGTTGGGCTTGGAATAAGAACAAAACTATTGGTTCGTACTGTGTTTGGGTTATAAACCCTAACAAAAGCACCCTCTGAAGACTTGAATTTATTTAAGTCCTGATTACCACTAAGGAAAAGAACCATGGTGTTGTTTTCGTTAAGAATTATTTTTTCAATGATTCTCGTTTCTTCTCTTATCTTGTAAGATCCAACTGACACCTTGATACCAACAAAGAGACGATCCTTGAGGTCGCTTGGTATGATTAGGTTGTTGACCGCTGCTGGAGCAAGAAGGTTGAGTTTAGTCCCTGATTCATCCACAAATGGTGGCTGAAGATTGTTGACCGTAGCTAGCTCAAACCATCTATTTGCATCATTGAGATACTTCTTTGCCATGTGCTGAAGAGATATCTCAAAAGGCACAGGAATATAGGATAGGTAGTTTTCGTTGATTACGACATTGCTAGTCGGGTCAATATTCTGATTAGCGATCTTGAGAAGATTTGGTGTGACCTTTTGACGTGTTTTTAAGTCATACACAATACCTGTGATGTACTTTCTAACCTTTTCGAGGTCTTGGATCTGTTCTAGGTCGGTAATTGTGGCTGTTCTTTTTTTCTTGGATTCCAAAGAGATGCCATAGAGCTCAGCAGTAGTTGCATCACCAAGACCAATTGTTTGAGAGAAGATGGATACAGTTTTTTTAATATAATCAATCATTTGAGTGAATGATTCAATATCAAGATTAAGAACTCTTTGGGATTCAGTATCCCTGAGGATAGATTCTTCGGGAGTGAGCTTGAGCTCTTGGAGGCTAATCTGAGAGATGAATGGATCAAACTGAATAGCTTTAGAGATAGACTCAAGTGGATTGGTTGTGTTGCCAAGTTTGTAGTTTTGGACTTCTCTATTCATACTTGAAAGGGCGAGCATGACTTCGTCATCACCATTGGCGTTTGTTACAAACCTGCTGTAGAGTGTCTTCCAATTATCAACAAACCAGGTCCACCGGTTTTGTGCGATAGGCTGAATATGGCTTAGATTGAGTGCGCCACCATTGCGGAGTATCGTGTACATCTCCACATCTTTGGTGATCTCAAACATGTTCGTGTATTTCTTAGCCATTAAAATCCTAGTATTTTCTTGGTGTTGATTTTACTCAATGCGCCAGAAGTGATGGTGTTGACGGACTTCAGATCTCCGTTGGGACCTAATCGATCTATCGGTTTTGTCATTTTGTCACCAACAGCTCGACAGTTCCATCCTTGGAGGCTGATCGAATATTTATACAGATTGGGGTTTTGAGCACTAATCTGTAAGGAGAAGTCTTTAACAATGACATCCCACTCTTGATTTGTCTTGTAACATCTGAAAATCAAAGAGTATTTGTTAGGACTTTTGCCTTTAAGTTTTGAATACATATAGAAAAACTTTTGAAGCTCCTGAGCTTCGGTAAATCCATTACCTTCCTGGCTGACAGCCGAAGATGAGTATGGGAGCGGCGGGAGAAGTGCGGTATTAGCTGCACCAACAAAACCCTCAGCTGCGCTAGATACAGCTCCAGCAAAATCTTTACTCTTGATTGCGTTTGATACTCTACCGAATGCATCGATCGCCTTATCAGCAACCCCACCGATCTTGGATATGGTCTTGTTCAAGTTCGCTGATACGCCAGAAAGTAGGCCTGTTGTGGTTATGTTATCTCTGAATGTTTTGGCGACTTCATTCCTTGATACTCCGTCATTTTCGCCACGATTAACAGCAACTCCAGTGGTTCCCTGCATTTGAATAATCCAAAACACCACAGCGCTAGTTTCCTCTACAACACCGCCTATTGTTGGCGTAGCTCTGGTGGCCATTACTGGCTTAACCATGAAACTCTGAGGTGGAATCGGCAGTGTGAATTTAAACGAGTCTTTGGTTTCTTTTTCCGTGGTGACATTAATGGCAAACTGATATCCATAGACCTGATACCAATCAGCACCTTTAACTGACCAAATCTTTCCACCATCGGCTTTGTATTGCTTAGAAAACTCGTCCTTCAGGGTCGAGGCTACAATCGCATCTCCACCAAACGGCGATTCAACGCCAAGAGCTTTGGCGGCACTGTTCACAACTGATTTGGCGCTGTCAAGAAAACCCATTTGAATTTCCGCGTGAGTGTGTAGGGTAATTTTACCCCTTTGGCTTGGGTGTTGCAGTTGCAAATTAAGTTATTGAAATAATTAAATAAATGGTACAAAAGGTGCGGTCAATGGGGTTGGCACGGGTACTATTGAGTTAATACCGGTTACGGTCATCGTCAAAAGCAGTGTAGCCTCCCTAAATTTCTCAGGAAATTCAGAGTCATTAGCGTCTGGAACCTGCGGAGCACTTACAAGCTCCAAAAGCTTAGCCTTGCCGAGCGCTATGGAAGTGGTGTCTATCAAAGATGTGGCCACCGCGCTGAATGTTGTTGCTGGAGTTGGCGGAACAAGGGCTGAGCCTGGGCTGACCACAACTGTGGATGCCAAAATGGCAGCCTCCCAAGCATTAGCGAACCCGGTTATGCCAGCCAATGCGTTATTGACCGGAGTGAGCAAGGATAATTGTGTCTGAAAGACGGACACATTGAATGTGAAAAGGAATCCGGCAGCTACAAAAACACCAGGATCTGGAGAAATAGGAAGGATTCTGGCAGCATACCAAGAAGCGAACGGAATATACCACGCCCCTGCCGTAGGCGGCAAGGCTGCGAGCGTGCTCTTCCATACACTTAGCGGTTCGAGTGACATTAAATACCGCCTTTAATTAATCCCAAAAGAGTTTTGATCTGCGTCAAAAGAGTAACAACCGTTGGATTGAGAACGCCTGGGCCGACTGCTGTTGAAACAAAAGTTGGTGCGTTGTTGATTATTGCATCAAGTTGCTGATCCATAAGGTCGAGCAGCTCAGCAGCAGGGCCACCAAGGCCGACTTTACCCTCAGCAAGCTTGAGGGTAGCTCCACCACTTCCCTTGATCGTGGCCCCGCTTGTACCGGTTATGGCGACCTCACCTGTCACTTCATAGGTATAATCGCCACCCGTAGAAACAGCCATATCTCCAGTTACATCGGTGGTCTTATTGCCTTCTATCGTTTCAGCTGAATCACCTGTTACTTCTATCGTTAAGTCACCCTCAACAGTCAGGGTGTCATCTCCCTGTATCGATACTTCGCGACTGCCATCGATCGCAACGGTCTCATTGCCGCCAATTGTCCACTCTGAGTCTTCCCCGACCTTGTGAGTATGAACCCCCTCAGTGACGTCTTTTCGAGCGTCAAAGGAGTAAATTTGAGCCGTTGTACGGGCATTGATAAGTACAAGTTCTTTATCCTTATCGAGGAGAATGTACTCCGCATCAGTAGAGTTGGAGGATAGGAGGTTCCCGCCAGATAATGGTCCTCCTGCGGCGTCTTCGGTTGATTTGAGGTCATTGTTGCTGATATAGATTCGCATTTTGGTACGATCTATCTCAAACATTTGTCCTTCAGCGTCACGAATCCTGAACACACCCTCATCAAGCATTTCCCAAAGAACCACTTCAGTATCATCAGCAGGCTCTAGTGCTGCATTATCATTACCTTTTATGGCAGAATCGGATGAACTAAGTGACGAAAGAGCTGATGATGCCAATCCAGCTGCTGCGCCAAGTAGTCCACCAGGACCGCCGCCTGTGTACTTCACTTTTGGCGCACCCTTTTTGATGCACCTAATTGCGCCAGTATCACTTACCTCAAAGCGAACACCAAGATACTGAAAGACAGCTTGAGGCTTGATATCGGATGGCTCATCAGTAAACTCTTCAGTTTGTGATGGGTGCTGAAGAAAGCCGACAATTACTGGATACTGGATGCTGCCGCCAATAAACGAGATTAGAACTCTTTCACCTATTGTAGATGAGAGGTTTTCATTGGTAAGCTGGTCTGGGATTTTGTTGCCGTCATCTGTCGTGGCTCTGGCCCTACGCTGAACATAATCGCCGATACCACCAAACATGGTAGCCATTTCAATATTAGTGAGGATCATCCTAGATCCATTAGGCATCAAGGCAGAACAGGAATATCTGAAGATTTTTTTCCCGTTCTTTAGGAACGGCTGAACCTTCAGGATTTCGCCTTCAACCATATATGGAACAAAAGATGAATTCATCCAAATAACCCTTTGATTTTATTAGAAACCCCAGAAAGGTCTGAAAGAATTTTCCCTGCTGCTTTGCTTCCACCGCCAACACCAGCTTCTGATTGAGTAGGGACAGACCGTAGAAGATTGCCAAAGTGCGTCATGTCTATGAAGTCCAGTGTTGTTCCGCCATTTACTGCCTGTACAATGTGACTTAGTGTTAGCGTTGTCAGGTTCGTCATCAAGCCATCGCCCTCGACCTGAAAGTCACAAGTGATAGCCTCAATATGCCCTACAATATAATACTGACCAAATTTGAATTGAACATTGTTTCCTACCGAAAGGGGAAGTCCGTTTTCTTTAATGGTTATGATACCAGTTCCCATTCGATAATTATACGAATACCAAGATTTAGCCAAATCTTTCAGTTGCTTATACCACTCGTCAAGCGGGACTTTGACTGTTCGTGAGTCTTCATTTGATATGCCAATCTGTTCAGTGCCGTTGTATATTGTGGTTATTTCCAGCTCATTGCCGCCAAAGCGCTTCATCTCTGGATCAAGTCGCTCCCTACCAGCCTGCAAGGCCGTCGCTTCTCCGGTTCTATTCAAGCCAACAGATGGGGAGTAACCTATCCGTATATAATTCGGACTATTTAAGAAAGTCGAATTAACCCTAAATGAGACGATTGACTCTGATGGTATATTATGGCGCGGCAAATTGTCATAAATAGTAAATCCACTAAGATCTGTCTCAAGGTCGATACCGCTAATTTCGCCGTCTCTTATTTTCCGCAAAAGAAAGGGCTTATTTCGCAAAACAATAACCGGCTTTCCTACTACAGAGCCATCGACACCATACTCATACAGAAAGTCTGTATATACTTCGTTCACCGAGTTATCGCATTGTGTTGACAGCAGGTCCCACGCAGATGATCCGTTTTGAACTATAGCTTGCAGGCCATACGTCAGTGGATGTATCTTATTAGCTTCATAGCCATTTTTATAATCTGCGATTAACTCTTCGATATCATCAAACACCCCACCCCAAGATCCGTCATTATAGAATGGGCTAGCTTGAATTCCGGTTATAACTCGCATAAATCCTGACTCAAACGGGTTTCCTAGGGTGTCTAGCTCTATACCCAATCTTTCAAGTAGGGCTTGGGGTATGTATGGGGCAATAGTTGCGATATTCGGGAGAGTCTTGCCGTCAATACTGTTGGTCGTGTCTATTGCATCAGCGGCGTTCATGGCACCAATAAGCTTTAGTATGATGTGACCCATCTCAAATGGATTCCAGGCTGAGCTCATCAATTGTTCGATAGCGTTACTGTCGGCTGATTCACCCTTGTTTAGTGGACCTATGAATTTCTTGCTGACTAGGCTAGACGCATTTGCAATCTTTCCAAGGTCAGCTGCGGCTCCGACAATCGAAAGTACGTCATATCGAACCAGCATACGGAGCATAGCCGACCACTCTCTTATCTTCAGAGAAGACAGGATGTACTGGTTACCCGAAATGTCACTCACATTATAAGATATGTCAATATTTTCGATTTGACCTATGAATCGTGTAACTGCGGTAGATGATTTATCGGTTGTTGACGATACGATCGCCCAAGCTCCGACATAAAAACTTGGTGGTAATGGGCCAACCATACTAACCAAGCATTGGCCGTCAGGCGATCCTTTAGATCTGCTCAGATTTACACTGACTATGCCAAGGTTGTCATTGGTTATCACCCTGACTGTTTGATCGGATGAGCTCTCTTTTTTGAGGCTTTTTCCGACAAAATCGCCATCAGATGGTATTGGGTTTTCAAAAGGGAAAACCTCAACTATCCATTTTGTGGTTACATTAAGCGTCATAACTTATTGCCGTGTTGGTGGTGGCGGAACCTGCCTGACTTTGTCACCCAAGCCGGTTCCAGCTAAAACAGGTCTCATACCGAACCAGTTTGTTATTTCTACCCGCTGAACCTGCCCTGTAGCAGCATACGCCCTTTCAGCCCCTTGAGCAAGGTCAACTGTCGTTAACCCTTCAAGTTTCTTCTCGAGTTCGGCTTTCTTCTTTGGATCTCTTTCAGCTTCAGCGATATCTTTCTCTGTCACCCCAGCTTGCTCGACTCCACCAGCCCTTAGGTACTCTTTATACTTAGCCATATTGACGGAGTTAGGTCCACCAGCTTTATTGAAGTCGCGGGTTGCTTGATCTATGTAGTTCTGTAGATTTTTAGCTGCAGGATCTATACCCTTTGCCATACCTTCTTTTTTGGCCTTATCAAGCTCTTTGGTTGCCTCTCTTTGATTCAAGACACCTTTCACTACAAGATCCTGAATCACAGATTGCATTCCAGCTTCTGCACCTAAGCCAGCCATTGGGGCTATTTCCGCAGCCCTAGCTCTAAGTGTGGCCATAGCCTCATCACGCTCTTTACCGGATGAGGTTTTGACTTTATTGACCGCCTCTTCGTAAGCATTTTTACCAAAGGTTACATTGAATTGGCCGCGAATTGATGTAGCAGCTGCACCTACCTGACCCTCTAGGACTTTGCGTACCTTTTCTTTGTCGTTCCCGTTCAGTCTCATCAAGTCCTGGAGCCCAGGGCTTGTGATCGTACCCTTATCTAACTCCGATATCCATGACATGATTTGTTCAGTACTTTTACCTGATAGTATTCCAGCTCCACTACCAAAACCAATACCCGCACCAAAAGCGGCACGCATTTTCATCGCACCGACAAATCCGCCAGTTTGACTGGTATAAGAAGCATACTCACTTACACCGCGCTTAGCAGCTTCAAGCGATAATTCATTTGCTGTTCCGGTTGCCGACAATGCAGTGGCGGCTAAACCGAGCGATCTTCCCATGGAGCCAGTTTCGGTCACCCCTAGCGATCGAGAAAGGTCTGTTACAGCGCCAATAAACTGCTGACCAGTCCTTGACTTGTCAAAACCCAAAGCCACCGCTTGAGACATTATCTGCTCAAGCTTTTGGGTATTATTAGCCTGACCAGTTGTTTGATTGAGTGCGCCAAGATTGCTCAGTATTTGATCCTGGCTTCCGAGCCCGGCAAACCCGAGCGAAAGCACCCTTCTGGTTCTTTCGTTAACCTCACCAACGCTCGTGCTCTTTCCTGGTCTTAGGTCGCTCATCAAATCAGTGACCTGTGCAGCTCTACCTATCCACTCAGCCTGGGACATACCAAAAGAAGCCCATACAGATGTTGGACCTTTAGTTGATATTGGCTGTTCACCGGACTTTATATTTTGAAGGCTTGGCGGGAGTCCCATAGCCAAAAGCCTTCTGCGATTCTCTTCATCCTCCGGAGTAGATCCAGGGAAAGCTCTCGCGGCTAGTTTTTCTTGCCGCTCTTGTAGAAGGCGAGCCTTACCATCACTCCTTTTCTTTTCGTACAGCGTATTGGCGTAGGATTTGAAATTATCAGTATTGGGAGCGAATGGACCAATGTTTTCGACCTTCTCTTTTTCTCTTTGAGACTGGCTGGTAAACGCCCTTACGGATTCACCATTTTCATAAAGAGTCGGAGATCTTTTGGCGCTCTTATGGAAATCCTCAACACTTTTGTAAATCGTATTCAGTTCATTAGGAGTCAATGCGTATTGACCGACCAGCTGAACAGCTTGACGAGTAGCTGCCTTTGCTTCTAATTGCTTATCTATCAAAAATACATCTTTGGCGTGCTGCTGAACCTGAGCATTACGAAGGCTTTCGCTATAATTAGCCATCTCAAGATTATCTTCAGCAATTCTACGAGCCTGAGCCTTGGCTCTCTCCTCGGGAGACATACCAGCTAATCGAGCACCCAAACCCGCAATACCCTCAAAACCTTCTCTTGCGGAAGCGGCAGAAGTGACGTCTCCCCTTAAATCGCCAATACCGCCAACAACTTGGTTTATACCATATACTACGCCTGCGGCTCCCATCATAGCACCAACACCGGTCCACGAAGACGCAGCACCTGCGATGCCGCTTCCGATAGCTGCAGCCGCTCCGCCTATTATCTTAGTCGCTGCACTAATACGATTAGATGACCTATCTGCAGAGTCTCTCTCTTTGATGCTTTCAAAATTCAACCACGCTGCTTTGTTTGCGTTTAATAGTCCTTTTTGTCCTAAAAATTCAGAACCAGGACGGTTTCCATAAAACATATCGCCGTAGTATTTGATGATATTCTCACCACTACGCATGTCAACAGAAGCCATCTCTCTATTAAATTGTAACTGAGCCAAATCACCGCGAGCTTTTTGCAATCCAAGCTCTTGTCCAATAACTACATTTCGGCCGGTAGCTTGAAACCCATAATACTGTTGAGCAACACCAGCCGCTAAAGCAAGTCCGGCACCAGCTAATGCACCAAATTTATTACGAAATTCATTAAATTTTTCACCAAAACCTTCTTTAGGCGGCTGACCACCACCCCCTCCACCCCCTCCACCAAACTGCTTGGTCGCAGTCGTAGCATCTTCAACAGCCTTCTCGAGGTCGGCTAGTGCATTGATTAGGTTTTGGGTGCTGGCCTCTTTTTTCTCGGATGTGTCGGCGCGGAAGTCTGCCTTGGCTTTCTCAAGGGCTTCGTTCTTTTCGCTGATCCTATCTTGAAGGCTCTTTAGGATAGATGCGGATATTTTGGCGTTGTCGTCGTTGGATTGCTTAAGGCCATTTATAGCTTTGCTGATGCTATCGTTTATCTTCTCAATATCGGCCTGAGCCTGGAGACCGCGAGGAATATCCGCAGCAGAATACCCCAAAGCATTCCTGGTTGGCTTTACAACTGTGCCAGCTGTAATCGGCACACTATCAGGTATTTCGGATTGTTTTTTCTCGGCTGCTAAGAGTCTTTCTTTTTGTTGTTCTTTGAGGGTTTCGATTACACCAATATCACCATAGTTTTTGATGTAGGTACCATTCGATGGCTGATGCTTTGGATTCTTATACCTAAGAACACCCTGGTCTTCGTAATACCCAGGCTCACCCCTTTTGTAGGCATTGTATGCGTCAATCTTGGCTTGGTTCTCAAGGGCGTTTTCTATGCTTTTTCGAGCGAAGTTCGTCTTAGCGGCTTGACCAGCTTTAGATAAAAACGTAACCCCGCCGGGATTCGACCCTACAGACGACACCTCGGCAACGGCCCTGCCGAGAGTCCCTGTTGATGCGGCCATGCTACTGAACGATGATTGGGTAGAAATTCCAAGTTTTTCAATGGCCTTGGCAAGTTCATCAACTTGCCGTATCATTGAACCTAAATCGAATTTAATCTGGTTGGCCACAAAAACCCCTAATAATTACGCTGATATAGGGTATTTTACCACTTTGAGAGTAGTAATTCAAACCCAATTATATCAGCATTTTAGGGCGCGTTCAACGAAGCAATCCCATTTCGGCCAGCAGGAGACCAATTGTTGTGGATTGACCGGTACTGGTTTTGGTCCAGTCTATTGGGGTTTTTTTAGCTTCATGTTCGAGGTAGGCATTAACAGCTGAAAAATGCCCACAACCTGTAAATCCAAGACGGGCTGAAAATGGACTTGGGTGACTTGTTACGAACGCCTTGACACCGCTTCTCGGCAAAAGCTTTGCCTGGGCTTTGGCGTATTCGCCCCAGAGCATGAACGCTATACCATTTTGACGCTCACCAAGCTTTTTGATCACATGATCAGTGACAAACTGCCAACCAATCTGAGCATGTGATCCAGCCATCCCATGCTCTACAGTAAGAACAGAGTTCAATAGTAAGACGCCCTGCTTAGCCCAACCGACAAGATCGGATTGGTCTTTTGGTATAGAAACACCGAATTCTCTTTCGACTTCCTTGAAGATATTCCTAAGAGAGGGTGGAATAGGTAAGCCATTTCTAACGCCAAAAGCTAACCCATTAGCCTGACCAGGGCCGTGATATGGATCTTGGCCGACTATAACAACCTTGACCGATTCAAGTGGTGTTTCACGAAAAGCTCTGAACAGGTTGATCGAGTCGGGATAGATCTTCTTTTTGGATTTGATCTCTTCAAGCAAAAAAGAGCGTAGCTTGTTATATTCAGGGGTTTCCATGACAGGCCTGAGTATATCAAGCCAGCCTGTGTTTTTTAGTTCGTTTTCGACAAATGAGCTAATTTTCACTTGCAAACCCCACAAAAGACTTACACTTCACTTCTTTTTGCGAAAAATACTTATGACATTCGATGGCTTTCGTGGAACCGCAGTTAAGATACCCCACTCATTGACCATCAGTATGGTATCTTGATCGTCACGCGAGCTAACCACAGCTTGACCAGTTGGCGTGGATGGTTTTATAGGCTCATTCCTCATTACTCGGTTGATGTTCTCCAGCGCTGCTAGAATCCTGACCATGAACGAGTGAATTTCGTTTCTGCTGTTTTGGCTTCGCATTTTTGGCCTCTTTTTGTTTTTTAGCCTGCTTTTGCCTCTTAATCATCTTAGCCTTATCGGAGTATTCTTTATGAAGCTTTATCTGGACTTCACGACTAAATCTTTTCTTTGGAGAGGTTGCTCTTGCCATCGCATCACTTAAATAGCTATGCGTCAATTCGGCAGCCCTCTCTTCGTGATTTTTGCAAAAAACCACATCAGAGACAAAACCATAAGCATCCATAGGAATGCCTCTAACAGGATTATCGGCAGATGTCAGCATTCCTTTAATAGAATCTTTTAACTCATCAGAAAGTAAGGCTAATTGCTCTTCAAAGGATATTTTTGTTTGTTCACCATCACCTAACTCAAGAGCTAGCTTATATGGCAACTTGCCGGACACTAACATATGGGCGAAGACATGCTGGCGCCCTGGGGTGTCGAGTTCACTATGGATTTTGATTTCAAGTGCTGTCTCCATAGCAGTCATCAACTCTTCAAACGTCGCTGGGCGACTGTCAACCACTGTCACTTTTTTGGACAATTGCTCTTCTGTTGGTTGAAAGCCGTATTTTTCGATAGCTTTTTCGATAGTTACGACCGTACCAGGGCGACCATCTTTGGTTTGATATTGGACGTATCTTTGTCCATCAATCTCTCTTTGTCCAGTTGCGATTTGATAGCGCGGATCATTCAGGAGTTTCACCCAACCGGTTTCAACTCCGTAGACCTTGCTTGACAGAGCATTAAGAGACTCTCTTTGAGATTTGCTGAACATCGATTTCACCTTTTTGGTTGATAAAATTGCTTTTTAATTTCAAGTAGTTCCGACTGAATGGCTTCATCAATAACGATCCCATGCTTTTCCATTAACCACGCCCTGTCAGAAGAGCAGTAAGCATGAACCTCATCATCATGAACACTCTCATTGTAGCCAATCTTTGTCAAGAAAAGACAAAGCGCATCAAATACGTTTTTATCAATTTTTTTGACCACTTCTTGACAAAGTTCCTTATATTTTGGCTCTGTTGCCCACAAAGCGTGACAAATTTCGTGCTCAAGCGAATCGGAGCCCGGTTGAGAACCAATCACAGAGTAAGTATCGGTCCTATCCCTGAGCCACTTAACCATCTGCTCCTCGCCGGGTGTCAGTGGATCGAAAAGACCCTGAATGAATGGCGCAAAGGATCTGTTTGTAAGATTGAATCCTGACCAGTCAGTCAAGTAACTGAACGCACCAAAGGTTTCGGCATACCACTTCCGGTATTGACCAACCGTGAAGATCTTACCCTTCCATTCAGGAGACTCCTCGTACTCGGAGAATCTGAGAAAAGCCTCATTTAGCTCTTGTTGTGAGTCGGCGGTGATGTGCAGGATTTTATTGGTAATCGGCTTGATACTGAGCATGCATCATCCTTTACGGTTAATTAAAGATGACAGATCATCCCTTAATTCAGAAGGGTATCTTTGGGCCTGATGACCTTTTTGGTGTCGACGTCACACTTGGATTTCATACCGGTCTTGGTCTTGCCTAGATCCCAAAGCGAGTGGATGTTATCGGCGGCGAATTGAAGAGCATCTTTACCAAACGCCATAGTCTTTGAATCAACAAATTCAAAATTCTCACCAAGGACGAAGTCCATATTAACAAAGAAGCTTGATGCAATATAGGCTGCCGTGTTCGGCAATAACCCCGCGCGTAAGTGCATGGAGAAAAAGTCGTTTTCTTCTTTTTTCTGAAGCAAAAAAAGCATTGTGCCTTCGTGTTTTACCAACAATACAGAGTCGTTAGCAGTCAGCTCCCAGCATTTTTCACCAAACATTTGTTCAGCTAATTCTATAGCGATATCCCAATTTGGCTTACTCATGTTCACTCCGTTGTTGGATCTTTGGGTTTCCCAAAGTTTGGATCTTGGATTTCGCTGAGCTTGTTTATGATAGCCCAAACAGGGGCCTCATCCAAAAGGTCGAGGCCGTTCGATGTCCACCATTTTGCATCGGTTTCGACTATATGCATAGACAAGAATGCTAAAGCCGACAAGAACATTTTCTGATTGGTATTCTCACTGATACCACGGAAATATGTTTCTGACAAGCGCACCGCATCGGCTCTTTCACCGTTGGTTAGGTAGGGCTTCAAAGCAAAGCGACCGAAATACTTCTGCTTGGTGTGCTCGCCTATAACATCAATATCGACCCATTTTGGCGCATTAATCATTTAAACTCTCCGTTTTCCATAAATTGTTGAGATATTTTAGAAAATTCATCATCGGACATAAAGTTTTGCTGAGAGACCTCGACCATATCATCCTTTGCCCAATCATCGAACAAAGAAGCAGCCTCCTCTTTGTTCTCTTTTAAGAGCTCTTGACCTCGGCTCTCAGGTGTTTTATTAAAGGCAGAGATGAGTTCTATCTCAAAGATAAGCTCATCAATAGTCCTGTTCTTGAAGTATTCGTGAAAAATAGGCATGTTGTAATGACGCGCCAAAATAGCCTGAAGGTAAATCACGTTATCTTCAAATGTGGCGTGCTGATTTGACACGATACGATTAGCTCGTTCGCGGGCTTCTTGGATTCTTTTCTCTAAATGTAGTTCTAAAAAAGTGTCCATGGCATGAATATAACATGGAATTTATAGGCTAGCAACAGGAAATGAGGGATATATGACAAGGGAAGAGGCTGAAAAATATATAGGTAAAGTGTACTCAAATAAAAGCCACTGGAATAAAGACGGCAAAGACTTTGTGAAAGTCATAGCTTATGACCCGATGGGTAAGCGCTTTTATGTACAAAAATGCTCATCCGGTGTTGTAGATCATGTTGATGACAGAGGGGAAGGTGAGTGGTTTGAATGCGGTGGGATTTGGCTCAAGATAGATCTGAATGATCCGGTCGAATCACTCTGATTTGTCTTTTTGGATTTTCTTGCGCTCGCTGGGCTTTAACTTGGGCTCAAGGCCGTGCTTCCATGGCCTGCAGAGCGGGCAAGATTTTCCACAGCCATTATGACGTGAGCGACTCAAAATATACCTCCGGACAGGTCACTGGCAAGCTTCTTAAGGCCGTTCACAAGAGTGCCTGCGGCGTTTGCCACGCCAGTGTACGGCTTAAAAGATTGGGCAACGTAATGCTGATACGCAACTCCGGTAAACTGACACGACCATGTGCCAACTTGACCGCGACCTATATTACCGTTCACAGCCGTGAACATTCCTCGAGCAAAGAAGATGCTGGTTCCGGATGCGTCCAGAACCTGCATCTCTACCAATGGCTGGTGAACAGCTGCCTGCATGACAGCAAATAGATTTTCCGACTCCGGGCCTTTTGTTGGATCTATAATCTGACCGAGTGTGGCCGTAATGGTTACAGCTCCAACATCGATATCCCAAGGAAACGGTGTATCGATAGTCTGAATTGGCGTAGCATTATAGGACACAGACCACCTAATATCCGACACAACGCCCAGTGGAACACCACCAAGCTTAACCAAAGCTCTGGCACCTGTCGAATAGAAGGGGATCTGACCAGTCTTTTTGGCGTCTTCGGAAAATGGATCAAGCTTATCAGCCAAAGCCTTAGTGGACTCCTCGAGTTTCCCCAAGGTTCCACCGGGTAAGCCAAATTTACCTGCCGTTTTTTTAGACATTTATTATGGACCTACGAATTGCTTAACTGCGCCGTCAAGCTCAAACACGTCAGCATTGTCGCCTTCATGAGTCAAGAGAAGGCCTTGGAACGACAAGGGCTCATTGACAAGCTGACCCTGAGCAATATTGGTGTTTCGACTGGTGATACGGCAGTTCTTGACTGTCAGCCACTGCTTTTCTACCAGGCCAGTGTTATTTGCGTTTGGAACTTTCATGTAAAGTTTCACATCAAACGACTCAGAGAGCAAAAGCTTAGATGGATCAAGGTGAAGGAATAAATCTTTCTGAGCCAACGGACTGTTGGTTGGTGTTGGGCCACCAACCGAATTCTTTAGTTCGCCGCCAAAAGACAAACCGCTTGAGTTTGATGTTTGTTGTAGAGCACCCTCTAAGCCGACCTGGTTCGTAGCAGCATCAGATGCTGCTGTACGGCTCTGAGCAGAAAGACGCACAATCTGCATAGTACCAGTGACGATATTGTACATGGTTGGTTCAAGAGACACTGGGGCAAATTGGCCGAGTACAAACACAGGCTGAACTTCAACAGAAACATTCAGGTTAAAGCCTACAGCATAGGCCACAACCTTATCTTGAATATACACTTTAATGCGTGGAGCAGTAGCAAAAAGCGGTTTTAAATTAGCCATTTATATCACTCCTTAAAGTGTAACTTGGTTGGCGGATGGTAGATCGGTACTGGTGTCCCGAGTGACGATATTGTCCTGGATCAGGATAGCCATGAAGTTCAGATTCTCTGAAACGGTTTGACCAGGGGTAAAGCTGATCGAATATCCAGTCAGGCGACAATCCTTGATTGTAAATAATGGATCATCCATGTAGGTTCCGTTTGTAGACTTCTCATAAACCAAGATATCAAACGTCTTGCCAAGCAAGAGGCCTGATGGATTAAACTGCGAACCCCAAAGCATACTGTTGCCGTCTGGTACACCAGCAGAAACAGAAGATCGTGCAGGATTTTGATTGCCTTTGTTTGTATCGGTTGATACATTGGCATCATAAGCAGGCTTGGAGTAGCGCTGCATAGTGAAGCTACCACGTGCCAAATACTGAGTTGGTTCTAACGAGTCGTACGAATAAGACCCGATTCCACCGATTGGTGCATGGGTCACATCATCGACAAAGGTGAGGTTTGTAGCGTAAGCAACACGGGTTTTTCCAACTTGAATAACCAATGTTGAGCCAGAGGCAAAACTAGGAATTAAACCAGCCATTAAAGCTCCTTGAGGCGAGGTTATACATCTCGTGGCTATTTTAGCACTAAAGACGGTATGATTAATTCCGATACGACCTTTGATATACAGGAGGGGTTATGACAGGTGTGACAGTGAATTTCTTCAAAAACATCATTAAATTCAACAACATGTACAAAATGCCTAGCCTCAAAAAGGCAACTCGCGATGAAAAACGTGAGAGGATGGTGCAATTCCTTGATATCATTAGGGAAGAGCTTGAAGAGGGTGAAGAAATCCTGGACGCCTACGATAATGGTGACTCTGAAGATCACATCGATACTATCAAGGCTGATCTTCTGTGTGACATTATTATCTATTGCGCCTCTGAGATGGAGCGATTGGGACTTCCTACAGAGGAAGTCCTTAATATCATTATGGAATCCAATTTTTCAAAAATGGGACCAGATGGTAAGCCAATCTATGACGAAAGAGGCAAATTACTAAAAGGTCCTGGATATTGGCGTCCAGAGGCGGCTATCAGAATCCTACTGGAGAGTAAAAAGAAATGAACTACGATATTGTCAACTTTCTTAATCATAAATTCAGACAGCCTTTGTCACACAGAAAGCACTCAGAGGCTTATGAAAAGCCTACCACTATCGTGATGTCAGGCCTTCCAACTATGGAGTCACTCATCACAGATATGGCTGGTTTGGCTATCAACATTGATACTACCTATCAGTTTCTGTTTGGCTTCTCTATCTGTCAACCCGAGGATCAGTTTATCAGCCGAGACCGTAATACTCCAGCCATAACCTGCCCCAGGTCAGTGAGGAGAAAGACAGTTTTGGCTGTAGATACAAGGACTTCAGCTATCTCCCATAATCGGGGTTGACAGAGGTCGGGTATTCGGTTATATCTATCGAAGATACCGGAGGGAGTATGTTCCTGACCTACCGCTATAGGCTCAAAGATGGCAACCAGCGAAATCAGTTAAAAAAACTTGCTGGTCAGGTTAATTTCGTTTGGAACTTCTCGAACGAAATCATTCGTGAAAACTGGCGTCGCTCGCGAAAATACACCAGTAAAAACGATCTGCACGCCCTGACAAAGGGCGCTTCCAAGGAACTTGATATAAATTCCCAGACTATTCAGGCGGTTGCCTATGAGGTTTTGCTCAGGACTCAGAAGGCCAAAAAGAGAATCCGCTTTCGCACTGGACGGAAAAACCTTGGCTGGGTACCATTCAATGGCCAGACGGCCAAATATTGCGGTGACTATATCACCTATAATGGTTTCAAACTGAGGCTTTGGCAACACAGAAAACTGCCGGCAGGGTCTGTGATCAAGACCGGATCTTTTTCTGAAGACTCGCGTGGGCGCTGGTATCTGAACCTAACTATCGAAGTGGCGGATGAAGCTCTGATGCTGCCTTTGGCTCCCAACTATGATGTCGGGATTGATCCCGGTACAAAAACGGTCCTGACAACTTCCGATGGCGAAAAATTCGAGCGCGCGAACCTGACGCGAGATTATGAGGAAAAACTGGCCAAAGCCCAGCGGCACAGAAAAAAGCGCCAGGCCAGGTCCATTCACGCAAAGATCAAGAATAAGCGTCAGGATTGGAATCATAAGGCTTCTCATAGCCTCTCCAAGCGATATAACACGATCTATTTTGGTGATGCCGATTCAAGCAAGCTGGCCCAAACCAGGATGGCCAAAGGCGTTCTGGATGCAGGCTGGTATCAGATATTCACATTCCTCCAATATAAGTCCCTGAGGCGTGGAGGGATCGTGCTCAAAGTGAGCGAAAAATTCTCGACTGTCACTTGCTCGGCTTGTCTCTCACGATGCGGCCCGAGTGGACTAAGTGGGTTGAGTATAAGAGAGTGGGCTTGTAAGACGTGTGGAGCGGTACACGATCGTGACCACAATGCTGCCAAGAACATTCTCCGTTTCGGACGTGAAACGCTGAGGGAAGAGACGGTTTCGTTTTCTCCCAAGGGAAGCTCCAGCTATAGCGCGATCAGCGTTTAGTTGGGGAGGACGTCACCTCTGCTGATCATACAGTCAGGATTCGATACACAGATGGAAAGAATCCGAAGGTTGTTGGATTCAGAAAAAACTAATACTGAGGTATTCAATGTCAAAAGCAAAAGTCATCCTGATATCTGGCAAGCAAGGCTCTGGCAAGTGCCTTAAGGCTGGAACATTAGTTAAAACACCAACCGGGTCAAAAAAAATAGAAGATTTAATGATTGGCGACGAGGTTTATGGCTACAACTCAGACCAAACGGTGTCTAAGTGTGAGGTGACTGATGTTCATAAAAATGGTATTAAAAAAGTCGTAGATCTGAGTTGGTCGGATAAGACTTTGGTATCAGCTACCATCGACCACCGTTTCATGTCATACAACTTCAAAACAAAAATCAAAAAAGAAAAAGCCATTGCTGATTTTAATACTAAGGATATGCTGTTGCAGACTTTTATTAAAATACCCGGAGGAAACAAAGATGTTCCAGAAGCCTATGCCATAGGTGCCCTATTAGGGGATGGATGCTGCACCATCAACGGCGTTGTTATTTCAAGCAGTGATGAGTCGGTGGTTAAAAAAGTTGCAAATTCAATCGGTGCGGAAGGATACAAAAAACTACACGAAAAAAACTTTAACTGGAGAATACAGTCACCAAGTCGCCTTGAATACTACAACAAGTGGTGCAAGGGGTTAAAAGCACATGAAAAAATATTAGATATCAATGAAGTAAAATCATGGAATAGACAATCTCAATTAGATCTCTTGGCTGGATTGATTGATACGGATGGGTGCGTCAGGATGAGAAAAAGAGGATTGCTAACCATATCAATCGGAATGCAAGCTAAGGTTGTTATCGACGCAGTAAAAACACTTCTTTTGGATTTATTTCAATTTGACGCTAAAATATATATTGACAATAGGCCTAAATATAAAAATGGACCTGTATATATCATAAGGATAGGTCAAAATAAATACACCCAATCTATTTTAAGAGAGCTTCCGACTGTCTGCGAAAGAAAAAAATGGAAAGATGAGTACGAAGACTTAGCTGGCCGATCTAATAAAAACCCCAGCGGGGTTATGTTTACCGTGTCAGAAGCTTATGATGCTGAAACTTATGATATTTCAATCAACAATGATACAAATTTGTATCTTTTGGCTAATGGTTTTATAACACATAACTCTACAACAGCCAGCCAACTTCAGAAAACCATTATTGAATCTGGATTAACCCCAGTCACCCTCAAGTTCGCTGACGTGATCTATAAAATGCACGATGCCGCTTTGGCGGTGGCAGCTGATTACGGCATACCAGTTCTCAAAAAAGAAGGAGCTATGCTTCAGTGGTTTGGTACAGAATGGGGTCGGGAAACCAAGGGTCAGGATGTTTGGGTCAACGCTGTACGCCACAAAATAATGAAGACTATTGAAACCTCAACAAAGCCCGATAGTCTCGTGTTTATCATTGATGACTGCAGATTCGTCAATGAGTTCAGAGGGTTCGATGATCTTGAAGAAAGTGGGCTTGTTGATGTGATTCGGGTGCGGCTTGAAGCCCCTGAAGAGGAACGCAAGTCTCGTGCCGATTCTTGGCGTACCGCAACTGACCACATATCAGAGACAGATCTTGATGCATACGCTGCATCAGGATTGTTTGATCTTTACTTTCAAACCGGCAAAGATGGGCTGCAAACAAGCTACATTGTTTCAGAAATTCTTCACGCCATAGATCGCGAGTAAACGTCTTTCAGATTTTCCTTTGATCCCCGGTAGTTAACTCTACCGGGGATTTTTAATTTAAGTTCCTGCCAAACTGGCCGATAAGTGTTTTGTAAGCCAGCACTACGCTGGCGCAAACAAAAGGAGTCAATATGTTCGGGTTGTTACGTTACTGTTTTTTCTTAGTGTTTTTGGTAAGTTGTGGGACAGGTGAGGGTACATGCGGCCTAGACGCTGAGTGCGCTGCACAAAAGCAGGCCCAAAAAGACGCAGCGGCAGGGATGGTACAGGACTTTGTGATCCGAGGTTCAGTCAATTCTGCCTTCGCTCTTACTGTTGACGGCCAGGACTATGACGACATCGAATCGTACTTCACAGCAGAGAGTGCCCGCCTCCCTTCCAAAGTTAAAGATGCCGGGTATGAAGGTTACACTGTCCGTTTTGACGCGGCTATTGGCTTTAATGACCTAACCCAGGGCATGACGGTCTATATCGCCGGTAAGGAAAAACGTGGCTACCAAACCAAAACCCTGATTGCCAAAAACGATACCTTTGCGGCAAAACTGCCAGCAGAAGCTGCGGGGGATGTCTATCAGATCAAAGCCAACAAGCGAATCGGGATCATCCTCACCAAAGGTTCCGAAATCAAGAAATTCTGCTATAACTTTGCAGCAGTTGACCTCGAAGTACCATACGAAATGGTTGACGACCCAATAATCCTTTCAAACTTCAAATCGAGTTTGACCACTTATGAATGTCAGCAAGATGCTGGGTCGGACAGCCTGAAAGTTCCCGAAAACTCTGACAAACCAACCGAATATACTACCACAAAAGCGACCACAGCCAAGGTCTTTATCCACGACAGTCTCCGAAATCAAATTAAGCCGGGTATGACTGTGCTAGCTCTTAACTATATCTTGGGTGATATAGATTACAAAACAGGCGATCCCGGTATCCACGATAGACCAGTGGGTGAAATGCACGCCTCCGAGGGATACCAAGTAGTAGGGTTCAATTACCATGAGACATCAGGTATTTGCGAAGCCGAGGTTAGCACGAGCATCGCCACTGGTGACTGCTATTACATCTACGACTGGAGCAAAACTATCATCTATCAGCAAGGCATCCGACTCGAATATTTGGCTCCAGGCGAATCATGGCCAAGTCTTGAAGAGGCTAAGGCTATAGCCAAGGAAAATCTGAAGTACAAGAAATGAGCCCCATGAGTGCCTACTTTAGTATCATAAGGCCCAAGAGAAATCTTGGGCTTTTTTGTTTAAGTTTATAGAGAGCACGACCGATAAGATACATAACAGGAGGAATTATGAGCAACATCAATCAAATAATGATACTCGGCAAAGCAATGAACAAAGCAGAGAAAAACAGCAAAAAAAACAAAAGCGTGCCAAAGCTAACACCAGAGCAACTCAGGGCCAAATTTTATGTTGTTAGGTAATATTATTCAGGAAATAGGCTTGGCGTACCCACTACTTGTTATGCTGCTTCTTTTTATTACGGGAGAGGTTCCTACAACTCTCATTGCTTGTTTCATATACGATAAACTCATGTCGGAGGTTTAATTTATGATACTGGGAGGCACCATAGGCGTGATGGCGGCAAATGTTTTTGACTTCCACATGGAGCCAAAATACACCTTCGTTGGCTATTATGACGATGACAATGGGAACGAAAAGACCTTTGCAATGAAAATGACGATACCTGACGCTGTAGACTTTTTAAATGGTTTTTTATATGATGATACGTCAATATCGACAACATGCGGTGATGGATTAAATGACGCAATATCGCTAACATCTGACCTTGGATCTGTCTATGCTGAGTGTAAGACCAAAGGGGTGATCAAAAAGATTGAGCAAGAGATTTACCGAATAAAGAACAAATCAAACCGTGGGTATTACGGCTGAAACAAAACCACTCAGGATTCCTGAGTGGTTTAAGTGGTTTAAATAAGAGCGGTGCAGCTTACCGCTTTTTGTTATCTTTTTCTGAATATAAACCGTATTTTGCCACAATCCCAAACTCTTGATAACCCATCAAGGAGAGAGTGTTCATACTCAGTCATACCTTCTGGAGTATTGACCTTTTTCTTTTGCCGGGATTGTTTAGACACGACCTTGCATTGCTTATTTGTGTCAATATAGAAATAATCAGGTGGCAAAACGGCATCCTTCTCCCATCCAGCTTTAAGATACCCATTACCCTCCGACCATCTCAGGTCACACCAAGAGATGATATCCTCATTGAAATGCTTTGATGCGTGGCGGGATAGACGAGACAAGCCGCCTACAACTGAGGTGTTAGGTAGAGTGACGAATCTCTGCAGTACCCACCCATCCTTCCTGTGATGTCTATTGAATGCAGCCACAGAAACAAGAGTGCCCTCGAAAAATAAACCCAATGAATACGCAGGTCTCTTTTTTAGTGGCTGAATGTGAAATTTATTAATGAATTCCAAAGCTGCATCCGGTGATACTTCCGACACCTCCGTCTTTCTGGCGTGGATAATATTATCCGATCCAACAAGTATCGATCGAATTCTACTTTTCACCTGCTCCTTACGCTCGAACCACTCATGCTCAAAAACATGAATTAGGTCTATGCCCTCGTTTTTGGCCCTAGTTGTTTTGCCGAGATGGTAGTCAGATCCTTTATCATTAGCCTCTGAGTGCCAGTAAAGCCCATTATATTCAATACCCTTACTTATATCGGGCATATAGATATCAATTTCGTAACCATTAGTTTTTCTGGTATGCCATTTTATACCTAACTCATCAATAAAAGAACTTAACTCCGCCTGTCCTATTGACGTATATTTAGGCGGAATAGCGCTCATAAGCATCATTTTTTTAATCTGCATAGTCCTCGGAGCTCCGAGGGGAGGTCTTACTATAATAGTATTTTCAGAATCAGATAAATCACCCTCTATAGAGACGCCAAGAATCTCCGCCTTTTTTAGTATCACATCGGTAGTGTATTTTTTTCTATCTTTGTTAAATTTTGTAACACCGGCCCTAACTGACTCCCCCGTTATATGGATGAGGTTCTTAGCTTTCCAAGAATCGGAGTGGACCAGTGGCACGCCTTTTTGACTCGCAGCTAGCTCTCTGAGGTGCTCAATATGCTTTTTTTTCGCCTCCTCATCTCTTGCATCCCACGACTTTCTCTGAGAATCTCTCTGTTTATTTTTGTATTTTTCTGTCGATCTGGACGTTGGTTCGATGCCGCATTTTGACAGGAATCTTTTGTAGGTTACTTCTGAGTATTGCGGATTCAGTTCTGCTATCTCGCGAGTAGTTAACCCAGCGGCTCTTTCAGATATTATTTTTTCTTGCAGTTCTTTGTCTTTTTTAAAACACAAATTCACACCCAACCTTCTGTATCATGATAGGTTAAAAAGAAGGGAGAGTCTTTATTGACTCTCCCCTTTTTTGGTGATTTAAATACTTCTTTCAGCGGTAACATCAAGGGTGATTGCTTCGAGAGCTTCGGTTGGGGTGATGCTCACTTTGGCGGCGTAGGCGTTGCCAGAGCTCGTTACCGAGACAACTTTGTAAGCCAAGAGCGAGCCATTACCTGTACCGACTTTGAAGGTACTCAGTGTGTCATTGAGGGAAGATTTAACGACAGCTGTAGGTACGTCAGAAGTACGCTCACCGGTATAGTTCTCGAGAACATTGCGGCATGCGTCCAGAACTTCGTCACAGGTAAAGAGGACGTTTACGCGTTCCCACACCCATCCTTGTGGATCGTTTGTCCGGCTTCGTGTGCTCAGGTCAGGAGATTCCATACGGACTCCAAAACCTGGAACCGAGCGAAGAACAACCAAACCATAATTGATGGCATCTTCAAGTTGACCACGATCTTCTGGATCGAAGTCTTGAGTCAATGTATCAGTATAGAGACTCATGTCGCCCACATGCGAAGCGGAAGCCAGGTTGAATGGCTTACGCAGCATTGACGTACCAAGAACTGCTTGACTACGACCAGCAGCGATTGCACAACAGGCCATCCATGGAAGGAAGGTTCGAAGCGTACCGTCACCAGCGGTGGCAGAATGGCGCTCAAAGCACATTTGCATACGCTCGTAACCAAGATCACTAGCTTTTTGCTTGGCGTCATTGAAGCTACCGTCAAAGGAAACCATTGCAAAGCGCTCTTTTCTCATAAGCGAGCTAGAGGCTGTTGCAACGTGGGCCTTGGCTGCAGCATTGATGGAGTCGATACTGTAGGTAGAGCCGCTATCCGTCAAACCATCATCGATATCCTTTTGGGCGTCGCGAGAGAAGAGTGGAATGACGTGGCGAACGGCGATCTTAAGACCAGCATCAAAGCCGGCTTGGATCGATGCAGAGCTCGTTGCTCCCAAAGTAGCACCAGTCAAGAAACTTGCCGTTGCTTCAGCAGCTGGCAGACCAGCCTTCAGACTCATAGAACCTTCCTGGAAGGACAAGAGTCCGAAGTTGTTAGCGAAAAAGGTCTTCCAATCGTAGTAATCTTTTTTGATCTTACCAGTGTTACTGGCCAAAGTTCCAGCCGACAACATACCGACAGAGCTAACGGCATCCAAAGCTGAGGTTGGCAAAGTTTTATTCTTTGCGTCAGGGATCTTGGCGGTGATGTTAGCCTGGGTATTCAAGAAGCTGGCCAGATCTTGCAAAGTGGCGTACTTCTTGAGGTTGACAGTCAGATCGCTCAAGCCAGGGCCGGTCACATTGATCGTCATTACGCGAAGCGCGTCAATCGATACAGTACAAGCCGTGGCAGATGCATGGGTATAACCGATCTCAAGAGCTACATTACCACCGATGTTAGTCGACGGGAAAGAAGCTCCGTCAGAGCTACGGCTTGCATCTACAGAGACTTTACGCTCAGCAGCGCTGTCGATACGTTTTGCAGCCAACGAAGTTGTCACAAAACCTGCGGCGTAGGTGAATGGGTTGTTGGTTCCGTTCAGGCTCACCTGAGCAACCGCTTGAGTAGTCATACCCGAGAAGAGGTGGCTTGCGGTGATGGTTTGGCTTGTGGCCGACTCAACGATCATCGTACCAACATTGAGGT